TTAAGACAAGCAGGAGTTATTTAATGGCTGGATTAAGTGCATCAGGATTAAAAACACAAATAAAAAGTTACACTGAAACAGATTCTAATGTTTTAACAGATGCTGTTTTAGAAAACATAATATTAAATGCACAATATAGAATATTTAGAGATGTACCCATAGATGCAGATAGAAAACAACAAACAATTAATTTAGTGCCAGGTCAAGAATCTATAAATGCACCTGCTGGATGTGTATTTATTAGAGCTATTCAAGTATATGATTCAAGTTCAGTTATTACTGGTGCTAATAGATTTTTAGAAAAAAAAGATATGAGTTATTTACAAGAATACCAGGATGTAACAGGAACATCAGCAGCTCAAGGAAAACCAAAATATTATGCTATGTTTGGTGGTGCTACGGGAGAGTCTGATACAACATCTGGTCGTATATTTTTATCTCCTACACCAAATACAAACTATTTAGCTAGAATACATTTTAACAAAGCACCTGATCTTTTAGAGAACAATGACACTAATTATATTAGTCTTAATTTTCCAAATGGACTATTATATTGTTGTTTATCAGAAGCATATGGCTTTTTAAAAGGTCCGATAGACATGTTGACACTATATGAAAATAAGTATAAACAAGAGGTACAGAAGTTTGCTAACGAGCAAGTTGGTAGAAGACGAAGAGACGACTACACAGATGGCGCAGTTAGAATACCAGTTAACTCAGCAAACCCGTAGGAGATAAATTATGGCAATTACATCAGCAATATGTTCAAGTTTTAAACAAGAACTTTTACAAGGTAAGCATAACTTTGCTTCATCAGGTGGACATACTTTTAAACTAGCTTTATTTACTAGCTCTGCATCTTTAGGTGCGGCAACAACAGATTATTCAACATCAAATGAAATTACAAATACATCAGGAACAGCTTATACAGCTGGAGGTGCAACTCTTACAAGATCAGGAGTTGGTTTAACAGGCACAACTGCATTTACAGATTTTAGTGATGTTACATATACTTCAGCTTCTTTCACTGCAAATGGTGCAATGATTTATAACACTACAACAGCTGGTGGATCAGGCACAACGGATTCTGTAGCAATCATTGCTTTCGGTGGAGACAAAACAGCAAGTAATGGAACTTTTAAAATTGAGTTTCCTGCAAACGACGCGACAGCAGCAATAATCAGATTAGCATAGGAGGTCGACCATGTCGACTACTTCAGGATGGGGCAGGTTTACCTGGGGCCAAGCTGAATGGAATGAGGACACAACTTTAAAAACAGGTTGGGGTGCTCAACAATGGAGCGGCGATGGTGGCTGGGGAGATCTTTCTGATCAAACTGTTTCTGTTTCTTTAACAGGTATACAAATTACATCTAGTATTGGTTCTGTAACAGTAGCTGATATGCAGGTTGGTTTGACTGGTCTAGAGTCTACTTTCTCACAAGGCGAAGCTTTTGTTCCTGTGGTCCTTGAAGAAAGTTTATCGGCAACATTTTCTGTTGGTTCATTAACTGTAAACGATGTAACTTTAGGTCTAACAGGTCAACAAATTACAGCTGCATTAGGCGTACCAGTCGTAGCAGACATGACGGTTGGAATAACTGGTTTAGATTTAACTTTATCACAAGGTACGGCTTTTGCTCCAAACGATACAGTAATTATTTCTGGTCAAGAAATGACTTTATCGCAAGGCACTGCAGCAGGAACATCTTCACAAGAACTATTATTAACAGGTATTGAAGCTACATTTACTCTTGGTTCTATAACTATACCTAATGATACTGTTATTGTTTCTGGTTTATCAATGGAAACTAGTCTTGGTTCTATTATTGGATTAGGTGGTGCTGTTGCTAATATGACTGGTATTAGCATGACATCTAGTGTAGGATCTTTGACTGTAGAAGAAGGCCTAGGATTAACTGGAGTATCATTTAGTGCTAGTTTAGGAACGGTTTCATTAACCGATATTACAGTAGGATTGACAGGACAGTCTGCATCGTTTAATATTGGGTCCGTTAACATATTTGCTTACGGAAATGTTGACCCTGGACAAAATAACAGTTATAGTGACGTATCAACAGGAACTAACAATAGTTATTCAGATGTTGCAACTGGATCAAATAACAGTTATACAGATGTAGCAGCTTAGGAGAATTTTTTATGGCATCAACATATACACCTTTAGGAATTGAAATTCAGCAAACTGGTGAAAATGCTGGAACTTGGGGAACAAAGACAAATACTAATTTAAGTATTATTGAACAAATATCTGGTGGTTATACAACTCAAGCAGTTACAGATGGTTCAGATACAACTCTAAGTGTTACGGATGGAAACACGGGTGCAACTCTTGCACACAGAGTTATAGAATTTACAGGATCACTTACAGCATCTAGAAATGTTACAATACCTTTAGATGTACAAAATTTTTATATTTTAAAAAATGCAACTTCTGGATCTCAAAATGTAGTGTTTAAATATGCTAGTGGTACAGGAACAAGTGCTACAGTCCCTAATGGTAAAACTGTAATTGCATATGCAAAAGCAGATGATGGCACTAATCCAAATATTACATTACAAGAATTTGGAGGAGATGTTGTAGATGATACATCACCACAATTAGGTGGTGATCTTGACATGAATGGTAATGACATTGTTACTACTTCAAATGCAAATATTGATTTAAATCCAAATGGAAGTGGTGTTGTTAATCTTGTAGCTAACGCTACTAGAGCGGGTACTCTTAGATTTACTGAAGATACAGACGATGGATCAAATTATTTAGATTTAAAAGCAGGAGCAATGGGCTCTAATTTAGCGTTTACTTTACCTACAGCAGATGGTACTAGTGGACAGGCAATAACAACCAATGGATCAGGAGCTTTAAGTTTTGCTGATGCAGGAATTTCAACAGGAAAAGCTATTGCAATGGCAATCGTTTTCGGTTAAAAGGAGTAAATTATGGCAAACCCAAATATAGTATCAGTATCCAGTATTAAAGGTGAATCGGTAGGATTTGCTTTATCTGCTACTACAACTACAACATTAATGACTGTAGCAGCAAACAAAGTTGTAAAAATAAATAGAATTACATGCGCAAACGTAGATGGTACGAATGCAGCGGACTTAACTTTATCAATAACAAAATCAAATTTTACTCCAGATGGTGTAGATAATTTTGATACATCTGGAACTTTTCATTTAGCAAAAACAGTATCAGTGCCAGCTGATGCAACGTTAGTTGTACTTGATACTCCAATCTACTTAATGGAAACAGACATACTTAAAGGTGGTGCAGGTGCTGCATCGGACTTAGAACTTTTCATATCATATGAATCTATAGACGACTAGGAGGTTTAAATTATGGCTGGCAATGGCGGAATAATTGGACCCCCGAATACGGTACAGGCTGCACAAAATTTTTCAGAAAAAAGAACAACATTTACATCATCAGGAACTTTTACAGCGCAAGCAACTGCTAATGTAGATTATTTAGTAGTAGGTGGAGGTGGATCAGGTGGTAATAATCCTTCTCCTGGTAGCACTGGTGGTGGAGGTGGTGGAGGCGGAGGCTATAGAGCTTCTGGATGTTTTACACCAAGTCCAACAAGAGGATCTGCAGTTCCTGTTATATCAGGTGCTTCTTATGACGTTACAATTGGCGGTGGCGGTGCTCAAGCACCAGGTCATGGACCTAATGGAACTAATTCAGTATTTAATTATGATGGTTCAAATATTACAGGTGCAGGTGGTGGAGGTGGCGGAGGATCAGGTTCTTCTGCAGGTAAACCAGGAGGATCAGGTGGTGGTGCTGCTGGAAGTCCAGAACCAGGATCATCTTACTCAGGTGGTACAGGAAATACACCTCCAGTAAGTCCTTCTCAAGGTAATGATGGTGGTAGTACATCTGGAAATCAAAGACCAGGATCAGGTGGTGGAGGTGCTGGTGGCACTGGAAGTAATTCACCTTCAACTGGTGGAGGCTCTGGAATATCAAATACAATTTCAGGATCACCTGTTACTTATGCAGCTGGAGGTAGTGGTAGACCAAGCAGTAATGGTTCTGGATCTAGTGGTAGTGCTAACACAGGTAATGGAGGTGGTGGTGCTAAATCTAGTCCTACATCAGCTGGTTGTGGTGGACCAGGTATTGTAATTATTAATGAACCTGCAGTTACAATTCCAAAACAAGCTCCAGGTGTTTGGTCAATGAATACAGTATATGATTTCGTAAAAGATGATAATTGGGTATCAAGAAAAGCAACAACAGATTATTTAGTGGTCGCTGGCGGTGGTGGCGGTGGTGGTCAAGGTGGTGGTGGAGCTGGAGGTTATCGTGCATCAGGATATGGCCCAAGTCCATTACAAGGTTGTGCATTAGAATTAAATTTAGGATCATACACAGTAACAGTTGGAGGTGGTGGTACAGCTGGATCTAATCCAAATGGAAATGGCACTGCAGGTTCTGGAAATGATTCAATTTTAGCAAATATAACATCTACAGGTGGTGGAGGTGGTCAACATGGAACTGGTAATGTTCCTGGAGCAAATGGTGGATCTGGTGGTGGAGGTGGTTACTCCGGCTGTGCTGGTTCTGGTAATACTCCTCCTACTGATCCTCCTCAAGGAAATAATGGTGGTAATGGACACAACTCAGGATCCGGAACTGCAAAAGGTGGTGGCGGTGGTGGAGCAACTGCTGCTGGAACAACTGTAGGAGCTCCTGCTAGTGCAGGTGGCCCTGGAGGAGCTGGAGCACCAAATACAATTTTAGGTCCAGATACAACATACGCTGGTGGTGGTGGCGGTGGTGGAGATAGTAGAGGTGGTACTAAAGCTGGTGGTTCAGGTGGAGCTGGTGGTGGTGGAGCTGGAGCTGGTGGATGTAGTGGATCATGTTCACCTCATAATCTTGGAACTGCAGGAACAGCAAATACTGGTGGCGGAGGTGGAGCTGCTGGATTTGGTCCTAATTTTAATAATGGAGCAAATGGTGGTCCAGGTATTGTTATCGTACGAGCAGACGCGCCTCTAGGAGTTAGATTAACAACTACACCAGGTGGTACAGTTTCTTTTATAAATACTCCCGATGGTGTAGATCAAGTAGCAAGTTTTACAGCATCAGGATGTTTAACAGTCGCTGAAGGAACAGCAGATATTCTTGCAGCAAATTATTTAGTAGTAGCTGGCGGTGGTGGTGGTGGAGCTAGAAGTGGTGGTGGAGGTGGAGCTGGAGGTTATCGTGCTTCTGGTTT